TACACGAACCAACTGTAGTGTTATCCGTTGTGCCACAGCAGAAGCAGATGATATCATTGCACGTTGGATTGCTTTACACCCCCAAGACGAACACGTTATTGTCAGTTCAGATTCTGACTTTGTGCAGTTGATTGCACCCAATGTTAAACTCTACAATGGCATCAATGATCACTTGTTCAGTCCCGCAGGTGTCACAGACGCAAAAGGCAAAAACTTGGCATTTACTATTGAAAGCAACTCAAAGATCAAGGTTGGCAAAGCCGATGCTGACTTTGTGCCTCCACCAGATTATCAGAAATGGGTGTTGTTCTTGAAGTGCATGCGTGGTGATCCTGGTGACAATGTGTTCTCGGCCTATCCTGGTGTGCGGGTCAAAGGCACTAAGAATCAAGTGGGTCTTACAGAAGCATTTGAAGATCGTGACCGTCGAGGCTATGCATGGAACAATCTCATGTTGCAACGTTGGTCTGATCATGAACAGGCTGAGCACAAGGTGTTGGAAGATTATGAACGCAACCGTGTGTTGATTGATCTTACTGCACAGCCTGATGAGATCAAAGCAGTTGTAGATGAAGCCATACGTGAGCAGATTAGCCATAGAGATGTGGGCATGGTAGGTGCGCAATTTTTAAGATTCTGTGGCCGATATGAACTCACAAAACTCAGTGACTATGCAGATGCCATTAGTCGCTGGTTGAACGAAACATACAAAGGAGTATTAGATGATCGAAGCCAAACCCATAGTGGATAAAAAGTATTGGATCTTGAAGCAAGATGATCGCAAGATTGGTGTGGTAGAAGCCGAAGGCGATGGCTACACTGTACGCATCAATGACCAGATTGGTAAATTTAAAACCATACCCATGGTGCGTAAAAAGGTCAACATTGAGTTTGCGCCACCGGAAAAGACCACCCGACCTGCACCGGATCAAGTGCATGGATTTGAAACAGGATGCAGAGCATTCAACCCCATGTGGGACGTCAAACATAAGTTGCCACTTTTCACTAAAGAGAACAAATCAAAGTCATGGTATGCCGCAGGTTGGTATGCTGTGAAACAACATCGTAGTTGGCGACTGCTTCGCAACCCAAAACTAATTGTGTTGGAACGCTATCAATATCAAGGACCATTTCATACTCAGGAGGCAGCACGTGACAAATCCCTTTCGTGATCAGGAGAAATTTATGCGGGCTTGCGACCAAAGTGTCGACGCAATGAATGACGCTCAGTACACCATGTACAAAAATTTAATTGCGGAAGAGTTCCGCGAACTGCAAGAAGCACATGACATGGAAGCAGAACTGGATGCACTGATTGACATCCTTGTGGTCACAATTGGTGCTATTCATTCAGCAGGTTTTGATGCAGAAGGTGCTTGGAAAGAAGTCATGAGCACTAACTTTGCCAAGATTGATCGAGAAACAGGCAAGGTGCGCAAGCGTGAAGATGGCAAGGTACTGAAGCCTGTGGGTTGGCATCCACCTGTGTTGTCACCATTCCTGACTAGAAAATGAAAACACGCGAAGAAATCATTACCGCAATGTGCTACACTTGGCGACATGACTATGGACTTGACAAACAAGAACATGATGGTCCAGGTGGCTTGATCAGTGCTGGCTTGACTGATGCCGAACGCAAACTATTATGGCGCCAAATGGCACAAATCTTTGACAATGACATTGCACCCAACATGGAGTTACGGCCATGAGCATGCACATACATCGTTTTGTGGATAGTGTCAAAGCACACGAAGCACGTGGCCAAAAGGACTTCATGATGAGCATGCGTGATGCCAAAGACCTACACGCCGACATTACTAAACTGTTGATTACATTGGAACAAATGCGAACACAGCAAACACGTGGCGCAGAAGTTGTAGAAGTGCAGATCACTGGAGGTAGTTTTAAATCTGCATAGTTATTGGCATAAATAAACGCGGAGTTTAATATGTCAAGACCAAAGCCAACAGTGCTGATTGAGCACACCAACAAACAAACCTACAAGACAGAACAAGTACTGGCCTCAGAAGGTGTGTGGGCTGTGTTCTTTGACTCCAAGCCCATTAATCTAAAGACCAGTAACTTGCTCACACAGTTTCCTGGGCCCAAGTACAAAAAGGTATCTTTCTCCAATCCAGGGCACGCCATTAATTTGGCTAGAAAACTCAACACACAATTTCGAACAGACAAGTTTTCAGTTGTGCTGTTGACTCAAGGGGATAAAATCTATCCCAATGCTCAATAAACTTGCTCTCACCCAAGAACTGATAACTCGTTATCCTGACGCACCTTTGTTAGACGAGGCTATGCTCACCTGGTGGCAAAATATTCGCGAAGATGGCGGTTTGAGACTTACCTACGAAGGTTTCTATGTGTTTGAAAACTTGTTGGAACTCAGCAGTTACACATTTGATTTGCCAGAAAAGTTGCTGACCCCAAAGAACTTGCTGGCCCTGGATCGGCGTATGACTTGTCCTTACTACATGGTCAACAATCGCAAACTAAACAAACTTGTGATGTTTGGCAGTCGGGAAGCCATGATGGCAGTATTGCATGGAGACATGCAGAGATTTATTTCAAGTTTAAGTTACTAATCAATTGCTCGCAGTCACGATGGAATCGCATTTCCATCATGGTAGGATAATCATCTAATAGAAATATTCTTTGGGCACGTAATCTTTCTTGATAGGATGATAAATCAACACGACCTTGTATTAGATCTTGATTGAGTTCTACTGCTTTGATTGCTCTAATATCGTTGGGCAAATAATCGTAAGATACATCTACTACATCGTCAAACATATCAAACCCCAGTTCTTTGCAGTCTGCAACTATACCTGGATATCCTACCACAATGGGTATTTGCTCAGCCAACATGGCCATGATAGTTTTTTCTGTTATGATGCCCGGGGCTGAATCATATTGTGTTTCGGTTACAATATTCACTGCACAACTACCATACACATTGATCAATCTAATGAAGTTGTCTTCATTCTCAGTTCCCCAATATGTAGAATACGCCCATTCAGGTAATGGTATTGCATCATGATAACTGAGCACACCATTGGGCCAATTTTGCAAAATTTCTTTAACTTGATATCTATGTGAGCACATTCTACCATTCAAACACTGCCATGCATGAGTACGTGGGCTATCAAACATGTGTTGCCATTCTGGCCAACGATCATGCAAATTTTTAAGAATATTGTATTCGTGAAGATTGAATTCAATTAAATTTATTGGTCCTTGGTAGTAACGATACATGGCATGTGGCCAATGCATTACTACCACTTGATCAGCACGATCGCCATAATAGTCAGATACCATATCTAATTCAACTATTCGACCATCCCGAACTGTAATAAAATCCTGAAAGTGTAAAAATAATACAGTATTATCTTTGAACTCTAAGTCAGGCAATTTCAGTGGCCAGGCAGTGCTGGGATGATATGGTGGTTGAAATGCATTGTGCTCTACGTGAACATCAAACCCTGATTTTCTAAATGTATTTTGAAAAAATATTGCATAGTTCATTGGGTATTTACTAAGTAGAAATATGTATTGGAACAATCCTTTGATAGAATTAACATGGCCCAGCAGTCGTGATCCTGTGATAGAAAGTTTTCACAACGGCACACATTGTTTGTTTTACAATCCCAAAATGGCGTTTGACACAGTACAAACCAACCAAAGATTACAGGATTTGTGTGACTGGGCTAATACTAGACTAAGTGCTGGCTTGCAAAATTTCATTGCTGATGCTAGAAATCATTATGACATAGCAAACTTGATCAAACTCAACATGTGGATTGCAGACATAAGAACACAGGGCATTGTAAAACCTTGGATGATGCAGGATCAAGGTGATGGCACATACCTTGCAGGCACCGGAGATTCACGTATGAGATGCTTGGAATGTATTCCTGAAATAACTCATGTTCCAGCATTTGTCAGCACTCGGCAGGACCGTGCTCAGTTGTATGCACATTTGGAACCGATAACCAGTTTTGATAGATTTGCTGAATTGTGTGGCGCTGAGCCGGGACAACAGTTTTTGTTTCGACTCACAGATGCCACTGCACCTTATGGCATATACTGGTATGAGTACAACACTGAACGCACTAGATCAGTAACACCCGGTGAATCCTGGTGTGTGAATACATTTGCCAACTATGTACAACAACATGCTGATCTGGAGATCACAAAATCATGGTTCAATACTTTGATCGCCTGGGTAGACTATGCTGAATAAGTCCAGTAATTGATCTGTAGGCACCGGCGTACACTGTCAAAATGTGTGGCTGGATAACCGTGTATGGTGTCCACAGTTGGCACAAAGAAAAAACATCGATTGTCTTTTGATTCAATTCGATGTCCATTGGCCAATTCTGTTCCAGGATACAGTTTTTCGTGATCAGTGTAGACCATGGCAGTAAGACGTTTCTCCAAATGATCATGATGTGGGGAGAGATAAAAGTCGCCCCAGTCACTTAGCACTTCTACTCTGGGAAATAAATTTTTGTAATCCAGCCCAGTATGGTATTCAAAATAATCACGCACCGCTCCTTGATGCAGAGATTTCCACAGTTCATGTAGATGTGGATACAACCCCTGATTGTTGTCAGTTATAAACAAACGTTCGGACCCAACTCGTTGGCCGGTTACTTGTTGTTGTACTTTAACAGGTACACTTTTTAATTCTTCAAGACACTGTTGACTTAAAAAATCATCCACTATCCAATGCGCCCAGGGCAGTTGATACTTAACTGTTTCGATAAAAGGTGTTTTGTGCAATTTGTTTCCAATCTTGATGTCGGTCGCCTGTGGGCTCAATTGTTGTATTCAACCAAGGCAAAGCATCATTGGCATGCCCAGCAAATCCTTGTTTGGGCAACAACAAATTGGGCCACTGCTTCAAGAATTGATTTTTTAACACTGGCTTGGTTGTTGTATTTACTTTAAATTCCCAGGGCAAACTCAGTGCAAACTGCATTATGCGTTTGTTCATAAATGGATTGCGTGTTTCTTTTCCCCAAGAACCACCAATTCGATCAATTCCCGGAGCATCGCACCCAACCACTTGATACCAGTAGTCCATGAGCAAGGTAGCCTGCCGGGCATCGCCGTTGTAGGCACTCAAACAACGTTGCCACAATTCAGGATCTCCGGCTTGGCTGTAAGGACTGTGACTGCGTTCTGAGGAATATTCAATCTGCTGGTACACACTGTATCCTCCAAACAATTCATCTGCAGCCAGGCCAGTAAACAACACTCGAGACTCAGTGTGCTTGGCCACCATCCATTTGCCCACAAAACTCCAACTCTGAGCAGGCATTTGAGTTCGGTCTAACAATGCATGATATTGTTCAGCATATTGTTCAAAAGACACTGACAATAATTTTAAATTTGAGATTTGTTCAGGTTGTAAAAATTCGTTGACTCGATCTACCACTGGGTCTTTGCCAGTCATGTTGATAGTCACCAGTTCAGCCTGCGGCAATTGAGACAATATCAAATTTGAATCTACACCGCCAGAATAACTAATGGCCGAAGCACACTCTGGTGTCATTTCTCGCATGACTCTGGTCCACAACGAATCAAATTCTTCTTGTACTTGTGCCTGTGTTCGAGGTTGTTCAGATTTGATCCAGGACCAAATGTTGTCTAAGGACCGGTCTGGCACATGGTCAACGTACAAACGTCCAGGTTCCAACCGTTCAATGCCCTGCCAGGGTGTTTGAGTTTGCATGGTCCAACATTTGTTGGTATACGGCACATCAGTGGTGACATTTTCTACATAAGTTAGTATAGGTGCAACTTCGGAACACACAATCACAATGTCATCGTCTTGATAGCGATACAGATAGTGTTCTCCCTGTGGATCACTTGCATAAGTCACGCGACTACCGTTCCAATATATCCAGGCCCAGGGTCCTTCAAAGTATTGAAACCTGTTGCAATTGTCTCTGGCTGCTTGATACGCCAGTTCCGTATCACTGCTGTAACGCCCATGCCAGCGGTAGTTGTAAATTTCTCCGTTGTAGGCAAAGAAGTCTGTACGTGATTGATTGTAAAAATCTGGGGTGCCTGTGATGTGTAAAACTGTCTGTGCTATAAAAACTCGGTCATTGTGCTGATAACGCACAAAGTCAGGACCACGACTTTTGAGTACCTCCACGGCTGCGAGATGTTGCGGCAATGGTCTAGTCGTGCGACTTTCTACGTACAGTATTCCGCACATTATGTGATCCTGCTAGTCAGCCACTCAGCAAAGTCTGTGGTCCATGCGGATTTCATCTTGGCCAATTGTTGTTGATTATGTACAGCCGCAGCCACACATCGTTGTGACAACATTGTCCAATTATGCTGTTTCAATGCATCAATTGTGGTATTGGCAGTGTTCACAAATACTGGTATTTTATGATGTGCTTCTATCAATCGATCATAACGGTGATCTACTACATCGTCCAATACATCAAATCCCAAAGCACGTAATCTTGCTATGGTATAACGTCCTGAATATGCTATCCAAGGCACCGGAGTAACCAAGCATCTAAATATCTTTTCACTCAGTGCTACCACATTATCACTGCTGTATGTTTCTGCTGTGATGTTTAACCAACTACTTGTGTAAGTTTGATCGTGATCAATGCTGTAATTTTTTACAGGCATCATGTCTGCTAGACGGTGAAACACTGGCAGTTCTTCAGATGAAGCATGCGCCAGTAGTGCATGAAAATTGTGTTGTGGATCAGTGTTTCTACCTTGGGCACAATTAAAATTAACATATCCACGGTCAAATTTCAATTGCTGATATAAATTTAACAATATTCGCATGCGTTTGAAATCGATTCGATTCACTGCAAATGTATAATCACGATCGGGCTGCCATGTTTGAACAGCAGGCTGATACGAATATATTCCGTAAAAACTGTTAGGTAATTTTGCAACATTGTACACCGTGGGGGTGTTGATCCAATTGTCAGTTATGACCGTGGTATCAGTATCAAACAAATAAGGTGTGTCTTGTGACTTATCTTTAGCACAGTCCCATGCATCATCCACTAGGCTCACAACCACGCGACGGTGCCCGCGCTGCCAATGGCTTCTTGTGTGACTGACCACCGTTGTGGTCTGGTATCCCAGTTCAGTCAGATGTGAGTATATCATACCAACTGCGGATTCTTCAAGTTCCAAGCAGTGGCTTGCCTGCCATATTTCGTTGCTGTGCATTGTGTTACTTATAGTACTCAAGTATTACCGGGCACAAACCCCAAAAGTAATACTTTTCTAGTACTACATTTTGGTTGACCGAATATGCCCGAAATGCTATAATACACACATGATGAGAAAGAAACGCACTGATCGAACCCACATTGTGTACATGATCCAAATTGGATTGGAGTACTACATTGGTATTACCGCTAAAACTCAGCGCACAATCAACATGTCTATTCGTAGCCGTGTTAACAAGCACATCTACCGCGCCCGCACTGAAGACAAGAGCTGGAACCTGTACGAAGCAATTCGTGCCGCAGGCGAAGCCGCTGTGAACTATGCAATCGTGGACATTGTGCGTGGCAAAGATGTTGCACACAAGTTAGAGCGCGAGTTAATACAAAAGTACACACCTGCACTGAACACTGACGTGCGTGTGAAATTGGTTGCCCAATAATGGGCAACCTGTTATAATAGTCACATACCGAGCAAAAAGGAGTCAGCAATGGAACAGTTCAAATCGTGGGAAG